TTTGGATTGATACTAATGATATGGATAACTTTCCAGTAATTAAAATGTATGATGGATCTAATTGGGTTGCAAGAGATAATACAGACCAAACCACACCAAATGGAGTAGTTTTTGCAGATATAAGTGCTACAGCAAATGACACAACAAATGCTGGCGTAGGCGCTACATTATTAAATAATGATTCTCCTAATCCTGTATTATATCCTTCAGGAATGTTAGCAGTAAATATGTGTCAAAGTTCAAACACTGTAAGAGTATATGATAGTTCTGCAGTAAGTACTTGGAAATGGAGAAATGCAGCAGGTAATGCTGCAAATGGTGCAGGTATGTTTGGTCGAAAAGCAGTTAGAAAGGTTATTGTTAAGAGTTTACAATCTGCTGTTACTTCTAATACAGATATTAGATCAGAATTAAATAGATTTAATTTAATATCTTGCCCAGGCTATCCGGAATTAGCTGATGAATTAAGCTCACTTAATACTGATAGAAAAGAAACAGCTTTTGTTGTTGTTGATTCGCCCTTTAGGACTTCTCCACAGCAAATTACAGATTGGATCTTAGGAACAAATGCTGTAGAAAATGGTGAAGATGGATTTGTAAATCCAAAAAATGCTGGTATGGCTGTATATTATCCTAGTGGATTAGCAACTAATTTAGACGGACAAACTGTAATGGTTCCAAGTAGCTATATGAGTTTGCGAACTATAGCATATAATGACAGTGTAGCTTATCCTTGGTTTGCTCCTGCTGGCCTAACAAGAGGAGGTGTTACAAATGCTACAAATGTGGGGTATTTAGATACCGAAGATGAGTTTGTTCCTGTTGCACTTAATGAAGGACAACGTGATGCTCTTTATATTAATAAAGTAAATCCTATTACAAATTTTCCAGGTACAGGAATTTGTGTTTGGGGTCAAAAAACATTACATCCTTTTGATTCTTCTTTAGATAGAATAAATGTTTCAAGACTGGTAGCATATTTAAGAGAAAGGTTTGCAGTACTAGCAAGACCATTTATTTTTGAACCTAATGATACTCTTACAAGAAATAATGTTAAGTTAGTGTTTGAAGGATTTTTACTTGATATTTTAACAAAACGAGGTATTTATGATTTTGCTGTAGTTTGTGATGAAACCAATAATACTCCAGCAAGAATAGATAGATATGAAATGTATATTGATATTGCAATAGAACCTACTAAGGCAGCAGAATTTATCTATATACCATTAAGGCTAGTGAATACTGGTGAACTATAATAAGTTAGCTGGGTATTGATTTTTTCAATATTCAGCTAAATATAATTAACTATTTGGAGTATTATAAATGGCTTTAGACAAATTTGGAGTACCTACTACAGGTAGTTCAGCTACACCCGCATTAATGCCTAAGTTACAATATAGATTCTTGGTAGAATTTAATAATATGCTATCAAGTACTGTTGGAACCAATGGTAGTACAAATATATTATCTCAAAATGTTGTGTCTGTAAGTAGGCCTCAGTTACAACATGATGAAGTAGTGGTAGATACGTATAACAGTAAAATCTTTTTAGCAGGTAAACATACTTGGACTCCGGTATCAGTTACTTTTAGAGATGACATCGCTAGCAATGTAAGTAGATTGGTTAATGAACAAATGGATAGGCAACTAAATCATACATTACAATCTGCACCTGCAGTAGCACAGGATTATAAATTTGGCGTTAAAATACATACTTTAACTGGAGATAATACAGGTACTGCAGAACTAGCAATATTAGATACATGGCAGCTATGGGGATGTTATTTAGATAACGTAAATTTTAATGAAAATGCATATAACACCAGTGATTCTATGACTATTACTATAAGTATAAAATTTGATAATGCAACCTATAGTAAAACTGATGTGATGCCTGATAACTTATTAGCTACAGGATAATAAATGTCGTTTACCTATGCAAGTCTTTTGTATTCAACTACAAATGACAAAAATTATATAAAAGTCAAACCTAGGCTTGCATATGAATTTTATGTTCAATTCAAGATTATTACTTTTGTTGAAGGAACACAAAGTATTAAAACTGTGACTCTTCCTATAGCTAATAGTGTAGATTACCCTACTGTAAATATAGAAACTGTACAACTTAATCAGTATAATACTCCTAGAGTTGTACAAACTAAATTGCGATGGAGTACTTTTAATATAACATTTTATAATACAGAAGACAATCAAGCAGAAATTTTATTTAAAGAAATTTTGGGTTTAAATTATGAAAGCTATCTTACAAATTATAAAAATCCTTTTATAATAAACAAAATTTTTGGTAGTTCTGGTGAAACTAATTTTGGATACAAACCATTACAAGATATAAAATATGTTCTGCCTTCTATAGAAATTTTTAGAGGATATGGAGGTCCAGGAAATAATATTACATCTGAAAGTAGTAAAACAGTAGATGTTATTTCTGCAAATAATTGTACTATAACAAGCATATCAGGAAGTACTTTTAATTATAGTGAATCTAACCCGCAGACATTAACTGTAACAGTACAACCTGAAGATGTTGTTATGTACAATAAAAGCAAAGAAGATAAAGAAAATTCCGTTACTACAAATGTATATGATTTTAACCCTGTACCAGGACTTACCGCAAATACGGAACAAATAAGTGCCTAATTATCAGCAAGGTATTTACGAGTGTTGCAATCCTAATAAGTACAAAGGTAATACAAAACCTAAATATAGATCAGGTTGGGAATTGGTTTTTATGCGAATGTGTGATAATCATCCTAACATAATATACTGGAGTAGTGAAGGGCAGCGTATTCCATATAAACATCCATTAGATGGAAGAATAACTAATTATGTGCCGGATTTTTTTATTGTGTATCAAGATAAAAATGGCAAACAACATGCAGAATTAATAGAAATTAAACCATACAATCAAACCTCAATAGAAAATGCTAGAAGCAAAAAAGATAAATTTGCTAGTGTTGTTAATTTAGCTAAATGGCAAGCAGCTCAAGCATGGTCTAAAAAAAATGGTGTAAGGTTTAGAGTAGTTACAGAACGAGATATCTTTAACAAACCGCCAACTAAAAAATGACAAAAAAATTAGAAGAATTATTTAATCTTCCTTCTGTAAATGAAGAGGAGGAATTTACTGAAGGTTATGAGGAAATAACTGAGTATGTTCCTATTGATCAAGCACAAGAACAACTTGATTTAGCAAAAAAAATTGATAGTGCTTTACCTCAAATTACTGGTGTAGAATCTACTGATGGTGATATGGACATCTATGCTGACAAAGCAGTAAAGGCATTCGACGATTTAATGCAGTTAGGATTTAATGTAGAGGATAGACATGCTGGACATGTTTTTGCTGCTGCTCATGCTATGTTAAAAAATGCTATAGATGCTAAAAATTCTAAAGCTGATAGAAAGTTAAGAGCAATTGAATTACAACTTAAAAAATTACGGTTAGATCAACAAACTAATAATATATCTACTCCTGATACAATAGAAACAGAAAAGGTAATACGTATAGATCGTAATAGTTTATTAAACCAATTAAATGAAAAGAATGATAAATAATAAAAAGAATTCAGGAATAAATTATGGCCACTTTATTCGAATATATTGAAAATACAAAGAAAGAATACCCCTTTCGTATTAAAGTTGCACAACCTTTTGGTGAAGATTTACCAGAGAGATTTTCAGAGCGACTAGAACGAGAATTAGAAAAATATGGTGTAGTAAGTGTTAGTTCTCCTAAAAAGACAATGGCACAAGCCCAACCTTTTGACTTTCACAGGAAAAATGCAAGTACAGAAGTTTATGTAATAGATTGTGTTTTAAACTATCCAACTACATCTCATGTACTTAAACAAAATTTAGTAGATCATTTAATGTTAAATCCTAGCAACGTTGCAGTTAAACATCCTGATGAACCTCTAGAAAAATATCAAGAAGAATTACAAGAAAAAGAAGGGGAATATGTTTTAGCCCAAGACAGGAATGTAGATGCACAACCTGCTAAAAAATTATATGGTGATGAATACAATATGGAATTTCTTAAAAGTTTAAGAGAAAAGAAAACAAAACAGGAATTTGCAGCAAAAGTACCTGAAGCGGCTGCTCCTGAAGTTCCTCAGTCAGGGAACAAAAGTCCTATAGGAAGTTGAGATGGAAGTTGTTGTAGATTTACAAGACTTGCTTAAATTAGCAGGTATAGCAGCACCACAACAATCAGAGCCAGTTATGATTCCTGTTCCTGACCAAATGGAACCTGAAGCTGAGCCAGTGTCTAGTTGTGGTTGTGGAGGTATGCATGAGGAAACTGATCATACAGAAGATGCAGGAACAGAATTTAAAAATGCAACAGATCAATTTCATGGTAGAAAAGATGTTGTAGTAAGTCCTGATGATTTTGATAAATATTCATATCAAAATCAAGCTAAAGCAAAACAAGCAGATCCTAATGCTTTTGCACAATATGGAGATAATCCTTTAAAAGAATCTGATATGCATAAAAGATATGCCGAGTTTTCAGAAGGTTGGAATGTAGGCTTAGATCTTTTTAATAAAGCTATTGGAAATACAGGATTAAATTTAGGTTTAGGAAGTAGTTTTAGTAAAGGTAAAGATAATAAAACAAAAATAAGTCCCAGAGTAAGTGTAGGTAAAGGACCAGTAAGTTTAGGATTTAGCTATGATGATGTTACAGATTTGTTTAAAGGAAAAGATAAAGAAGAACCAGTTAAAAACACTACAACAAATTTGTATAAAAAACCTAAATCAAATACTGTAAATTTATTTAATGGTAAAACTGATCCTTATGCTGAGTTAGATAATTCTACAAAAGCAGGTAAAAAAGACATGGAAAAATTTTTGTCCCAGCAAGAAAAAGATGCTAGGAAAAAAATGAAGCAAAAAGATAGAACCAAATCAGATAAAGATTATGATGAGCTTGCAAGTCATATGAAAGAAGATACTTTATCTGAATTTGGAGAATTGGGTCAGGCTGCTTTAGATTTTGTAGGGAAAAAAGCTTTAGGTGCAGCAGGTGTTGATTTTGGTATAGGAAAAAATAAAGTTGACCCAAAAGGAAAAAGTTTAGATCAGCGAATGAAAGAACGTGAACAACGTATGAAAACTAAGGCTGGTTATTGTAATGAGCCCTTAGATAGAAATGATCCAGATTATTTAAATAAAATGAGAGCTAAAGCACAATGTGAAGACGTAGATCCTCTTGTAGCTTTAAAAAAAAGAACAAATGAAGCTCCTGAAGTAGATATGACAGGACCATTAACAGCACAGCCAGAAATGAATCCTAATAATGTACAAACTATTATTAATAGGATGATGCCATTAGTAAAAGCTGGATTGTTAAATGACGAACAGTTAGGAACTTTTAGATCTGCAATTAATCAATTTGAAAAAGGTATAAGACCAGGAATGGCACAACGTAAAGTATTAGCTGATGTTCTTGGTAAACTACTTGATATAATAACCAATGACCTTACATTAGCTAGTAGAATTAAAGCTGATTTGGGAAAGGAAACACAACCTGAGGCCGCATGAGAGTGGCTGATACAGTTCTTGT